TCCTTCGCCTGCGATGTGATCGAGTAGGCCATGCAGCCGATGCACCCGGCGACTTCCTCTGGCGTGAGGAATTCCTTCTCAGTGGCTTTCATCTCCGCGATGGTCATCGTCTGTCACCTGGCCTTTTGTCTCCGTCGCTTTGCTGGCTACGCCCATGGCGTAGCCCAGCACGAATTGCTTGTTCTTTTCATCGAGGTTCTTCACGCTTTCCATGATCTCGGCCTTTTCCTTCTCGCTCACTGGCTTCACCTCCAATATATGCATTCGCCGCACCATTTGTTTGGCGCTGTGACGTCATTTTACCACGTTTTTTGGCATTGTCAAGCCAATTTGTGAATTTTGTAAATTCATTTTGACTTGACAATACCATTTTTTTGTGCATAATCATTTGTACAAAAGGGAAAGGAGGATTATCGATGACAGAAATGCAGCTCAAGGAAATCGGGTCGCGGATTGAGCTTTTCCGAAAGCAGCACAATCCCAAGCTGACGCAGACCTCATTCGGAGAACCGCTGGGGCTGTCTCGCGGGGCAATTAACAACCTGGAGCGCGGAGTCAACACACACCCCGAAGTCTACCTTCGCCTGATCTGCTCGACTTACCACATTAACTACCTGTGGCTCACAGAGGGCGACGGGCCGATGATCGAAGCCATGAACACAGACGACCTGGTCGATCTCTACATGGCGGGCGAGAGCGAAGTTACCCGCTCGATCATGAAGGCGTTTGCGAAGCTGCCGGATGAAGAGTGGGTTAAGCTGCGTGAGTTGATTGAGAGGATAAAAAAAGAGGGACGCTGAGTTCGCGTCCCTCACCTCTTACCCCGCACAGTACAATCGGTTGATGTATCTGTAGATCATCGCCAACCGGCGCGGGTCTGTGATCTTCTCCAACAATCGTCTTATCAGCTGCACGTACATTTCACTCTCGGTCACGCTTCGCGCCCCCTTTTATTTTTTGACCGTGGGAACAGAACATGTGTTCCCCTACGATGGCGATTTTACACCGCACGTTGATTCCTGTCAAGTAGAAATGGCAACTTTTTACGACTTTTTACAACCAGAGGCTTAAATACTGAAACTTACCGGCAAGTTACGAGCAAATAAAACTACAGGAGATCGCTATGTTTTGCACAAGCTGTGGAAAAAACGTACCCAAAGGCGCGAAGTTCTGCCCGGCCTGCGGAGCCGTACAGACAGAGCGTTCCCGTGCCGGTCGCCGCGCCAATGGGCTGGGCAGCATCTATAAGCGCGGGAACGGCTACGAGGCCCAGGTCATCGTCTGCTACAAGGACGGCATCCCCGTCAAGAAGCGCAAGTCCGGCTTCAAAACCAAACGCGAGGCGCAGGCATTCTGCCTGCAGGCCCGTATTCCGAAGGAGACGCTGTCGTTCGTCTTCCAACCACAGAAGCCTGCCCGGACGCTCGATCAGCTGTACGAAGAGTGGCAGTCCTCCCACACCCAGCGGGTGAGCCTCTCGACCATGAAGACCTACGCTGCGGCCTATAAACACTTCGAGCCGCTGCGCCAGCGCGACATCGACAGCATCACCGCGAAAGACCTGCAGGACTGCATGGATAAAGTCACAGCCGGGTCGCGGACACGTGGGAACATGTGCGTTGTGGCACATCTGCTCTGGGACTACGCGATCAGCGCCGCCTACACCGCCCACGATATCACCCGCACACTGTACGTGGGCGAGTCGATCTCCAAACAGCGGGAGCCCATCACGGAGGACGAGCTTGAGCGCATCCGGCTTGCCATCGGGACGGAGCCTTATGCGGAGTACATCTATGCTCTCTGCTACCTGGGCTTCCGTCCGGGCGAAATGCTGGCGCTAAAAAAGACCGACCTCCATAAGGAGGACGGCGTGATGTTCCTGGTCGGCGGTTCTAAGACTGCCGCTGGCAAGAATCGCCGCGTCCCCGTGCCGCACCAGATCCGGGAGATCGTGGAGCGTCAGATGCAGACTCCCTCGGAGTGGCTGTTCCCGCTGGAAAAGCACAACTGCAAGGGCGAGACCCTGGGCTGGACGCAGATGAACGAGCTTTACCTGCGCTCCCGCGTCTTTAAGCCGATGTGTAAGAGGCTGGGCATCTCGGAGACGAAGTCGCCGTACTGCGCTCGGCACACGTATGCGGACAAGCTCAAGCGCGCAGCCGGTTCCGATAAGGAAAAAGCCGCGCTTATCGGCCATGCGGACTATGCGTTCACGCAGCGCCGGTATCAAAGCACCGACCTGCATGAGCTTGTCGCCGTCGTGGACTCCCTGGAATAAAAAATCTATTACCCACAAATTACCCACAAGGGCCTTAAAAAGCCCTTATTTTTCTTAGTTTATCGTTGATAAATGTCAATCCGTTGGCAATAATTTGTAGCCAGAAATTCCTTGATTTTGTTGGGGTGATTGGATTCCCGTTGAAAGTCAGCTTGCGAAAAGTTGCCCCCTGTCGCGAGAAGTTTCCTCCCATTACCCACAAATTACCCACGCCGTGACCCACAAAACTACCCACAAGCTGCGGGCCGAATTGCTTATGATTATGTTCCAATTGACGGGGCTGTCCGCACATTTTTGCGCATTTCCATATAATCCCAGCGTGACGAAGGAGGGGCGTGACGCATGATCCTTCGTCACGGGGTCTATCCGTCACGCTCAGCACTGAATGTGCGTTTCTGCATTTGTATATATACCCTTCGTCACGCGTCACGCCCAAGGCAAAAATACCCCAAAAAACGTTGCAATATAAAGGTTTTTGGGGCGTGACGAAGGGCGTGACGAACCCCCCTATAAATAGAGTTATCCGTCACGCGTGACGAACGTGACGAGCGTGACGAAGGTGACGAACGTGACGAATGTGACGAACCATAAACAAAAATAAAAAACCAAAAACAAAAAAAATTCTTTTTTTTCTCTATTGGTATATGTGTAAGTATGGGGTGTGTAAGGTTGCACACGTGTGAGTTTGTGCGTGCAAGCGTGCGAGTTTCGGACAATAAAAAAGGAGCCGTCCCTGCGCGGGACGGCTTTGGAGTCAGCCGACCTCCTGGTCGGCCTGATCGGGCGGGTCTGTTTCTTCGGGCTTGTCCATCCAGACCGGGTAGTAGGAGGTATTGGAGAAGGTGTCCGTGCGCTGCGCATCGGCCCAGCCCTCTCCCATGGCGTAGGCGATGATCGAGCCGAGGGTCAGGATCACACCCTGCCATTGGTCAGCGCCAGCCTTGCCGCCACCGAACAGCAGGGCGAGACCAGCCACCAGGCCCGCCAGGGCCACCCAGAACTTCCTGCTTGTGATCTTTCGGACGAAATCTTCTTTCTTCATGCTCAGTCTCCCATCTCCCCCTCAAGGGGGCAACTGTTGATTTTTTCTGTCCAGTCTGCGGGGACATGATTGTGTCGGCCACTTGATTTGTACTGGTCGTACATCTCTTCCAGGCTGTTCTTGGAGTGGAGTGGCAGCGGGTGATGCTTGATGCCGTAGTAAATGTAGGCCCAGTTAAGTTCCTTCAATTGGAGTGTAGCCACCTGATCGTTGTTATTGTCGATGGCTTCCTCCACTCGCCGCACATCTTCTCCAAGGGCTGCAATCTTCCGGTTTTGTTCTTCGTTTTGCGCGACCAGCTCAGTCCTCAGTGCCGCTATGGCATCGAGGAGTTTCTGAGGTGAGGCCAGCTGCTCCTGGCGTTCGGTGTAGCGCTTGCGGAGCCACACGCGGAGCGCACCCACGGCCTTGGCGATCCCCCAGAGGAGGGACAGCGCAGCGCCGATGGCCACCAGGAATCCGTACCAGGTAGTGAGGAAGTTTACAAAGATCTGCATCGGATTATACCTCCGTCAAGAACTGTTTCATCACATAACCGTGGCGCTTATAGTTGATTTCAGCCCACTCGCCGTGGTCTGCGATGATCTCCACCTGTTCGCCGTTGTCCAGCTGCGTGATTGCCGGGTTTTCACGGCCAGGGCCAGTGCGAACGTTAAGCCTGCCGCCCGTCACCATTGCAGTGCGGAGCGGGGTTGCGGTCTGCACAGGCGTGTTCGTCACCGCAGGGGTTGCGGTCACGACAGGGATGTCCGTGGGAGTGCCGATCATTTTGTCTACCTTCTCTCCGTAAGATAAAAGGCGGGTGAGACCCACACGGTTCCAACCGCCCCTGATGGTTTTGCACTTGAAGTTGGAAAATGCGACCTTGCCCCTGGTCGCGCTGGAGTGAATCGCGCCAGTGTTTCTGCCAATGAAGACACCGATGTGGGTCGCGTTGCCCTTGCCGTCAGTGTAGCCACGGGCCACCTCGCCGCCATCGTTGGCCCAGATGAACAGCGTAGCTCCAATGGGAATCTGACCAAAGGTCTTCATACATTCCTCCGGAGTACCCGTCCAGTCCATGGCCCGGTACCAGGCGTTGGAGCCTTTGAGGTCTTTCTTCACACCGACGTCGGCCAGCATCTGTTCGTAGAATTTCTGGCAGTCCATCTGGGAGTACGGCGTGTCGAGGTATTTATCGCCCTGCTGGGCGAAGGTGAGAGCGGTCGGTTTGCTCATACAGTATCCTCCTGTTATCCGAGTTGGAAGGTTCCGATGGCGTCTCTGCCCACAGCGCCAGCGTCCACGATCAGATCTACCTCCGCATTGGTCATCTCCACATACTGGTTGGCCTCCGCGAAAGCGCACAGGTTATCCAGCCTGACCTTGTCGGCACCAGACATCAGGCCATCCTCTGGGTTGCCGATGATCGTCGTGTTGTCTGTAGGGCTATAGACTGGGCCGTGAGCTACAGGGAAGTGCTGTTTCTGCGCGTACAGCTGACCGGATGTGCCGCCGATGACCTGCACCTCAAAGCCGACAGGTGCGCCGAGCGAGTCATCGCGCACAGGCACACGCACAGTGCCAAGCGTTCCGTCCGCGATTTGCGGGAGCATTTCCGGGGTTATGGGACTCCATCCGTCGCCGCGCAACACCCATTGGAGGTGGGCGTTCGCCGGGACAAGGCCGAAGCCGTGATGCTCATTCTCGCTATAGATCGGGATGTACACAGCGCCGTTTTCGTCTTTTTGCTGCAGACCGATGCCGAGCTTGATGCCGCCCAGATGATCCGGCTGTGCCTCCGGGAGGACGTAGGTGTTTTCGACCCAGAATCCGTCGCCGCGCAGGAAGCAGTTTCTCTGCCAGTTTCCAGGCGGAGGGACGAGACCGGCCTGACCGTGTTCGTCCTCTGTCGCGCCGACCATCTGCTTTGCGGTCAGCTTGCCGTTGACCATCTGCAGGCCGTCGCCGACCATCACGCCACCCAAGTGGCTTTCGTCGGCCTGTGGCAGGATGTAGTTGTTCGCATCCTGCCATGTGCCGTCGCCGCGTAGGAACTTGCCTTGGTTTCCCGCCGTGGGCTTTGGGACTACGCCAGCAGCGCCGTCAGCGCTTGCCGTTGCGCCCTGCATTGTCGGAGCGGAGAGCGCATCGTCTGCATTGACCTTGAGGTTCTCGCCGACCTTGAACACACCCGCCTTGCTTGCGGAGCCTACGGGCGGGCCAGATGCGGACAGCTTATCGAGCTTGACCTTGTCTGCCGGGGACATCAGACCAGGCCGAGCCGCTGTTGCCGGGTCGTAGACTGTATCCTTGTAGTATGGGACGCCTCCAATGATGGGGGCTGGCGTGTAGCCCGTCGCGGAGGTGACCGTACTGAGGGTTTTGACACCACCGACCACATCCTTGCTGGCGATGGGGAGGCGGTAGTTGTTCGCCGCTTCTTCGATTCCGGCCAGCTTTTCTTTTTCTGCGTCGGTGTAGTCGTTTGAACTAAGTCCTTTGCCGGAGACCTTGTCCACTTTGCCGGGGTGAGTTGCATCGCCCTCAAGCATGCCGTGCAGGGTTGTTTCATCGATGGCCATAGGCATTCACCCCCTGTTGGTTGTTACGGTATGTTGTAGATCGGTATGATCGAGTAATGCCCGCCGAGGTTGTTGATGTACTTGATCGTCAGCGTATCGCCGGACAGAGTGATCGTCGGGGCATAGTTTCCTTCCCGCTTGATGGCGACACAGCTTTGGTAGTTGCCATTCTGGATGCCGGAAACAAGGTAGAGCGATCCCACAGCCTCAAAGCCGCTACCCGCCCAGGAACGTGCCGCGACGAGGAAGGCAAAGCCGCTGGTGAAGTTGCTGTCTGCGGTGCTGCCTCCGTTCTTATACTTCGATATATCGACAGTGATCGTGGTGGCCTGCATCCTGTTAGGACACGGGGCTGGGCAGATCTTCTTCTGAATGGTACTTACTGCCATGCTATACGCCCCCTGTCAACTTAGTACATTGTAGAGCGGAACGAGAGCGTAATGCCCGCCGAGTGTGTTGGCAAATGTGATTTTTACCTGATTGTTGGACAGTGCTACAGTCGGCCCATATGTTTCTTTCATGATCTGTACACAGCTCTCATACAGACCGTTCTGGATGCCCGACACCATATACAAAGAGCTGGAATTGGCATATGCGGCCCATGATCTGGCAACAACTAAAAAAGCAAAGCCGCCGTTTCCGCTATCCTTGAGGTAGTTTACATCCATGGTAATGGTTTGGCTGGTAACGCGGGCGCTGTCTGCATGCAGGTAAGCAGTAATCGTCGATACTGCCATTACGCTTCACCCTCTCCTGCCTCGTCGGTATTCTCATCGACAGGCGGCACGGATTCCTCCGGCTCAATCACAGGAGCGACACGGCGGTCAAACACACGGCCCTCGATGGTCACACCGTCGCTGCGGATCAGGTAGCCCGCGTGATACGGGATTGTGCTCACAGCAGCAGCGGCAAGGATGGTGTAATACTTGGCCAGAGCCCGGCTCTCATCCTCGAAGTGGTCATACAGCAGGCCGTAGGAGCCGTCGTTTCTCAACTGGTTTTCAACAGTTGTGTAAAAAGTAAAAGATGCCATGATTGAATTCCTCCCTAACAACCAAGGAGTAAAGTGATATTTGTCGAGCCGTGGATGTTACCAGAAATTGTCACGCTTCCATTGGCAGTGGTTACAGTCCATTGTCCCATCTGGGCGTGTGGATTGCTCAGAGTCTCCTGCAATACATACATATTGCTTGTAATACCGGCATTTGAAATGGTTGTCGGCAAACTTGAAACACCTGTTTTTGTGACACCAACAATGGTTGCTCCACCTCCGAGCCGATGCGAGTCCGCATCAGTCAGAGATGTGCCATCGTAGTAGTAAACCGGATGCACATCCGACAGCCAGATGCGGTGGCCACCCGTGTCGTTCCTGGTCTTCCCGAGGTAGATGTAATACTTGCCGCTGACGAAGGTTTGCGTGATATTCTCGAAGCGCCAGTGGCCTGTGCTGGTGATGTTGCACTGGATATACACAGGCTCATTGGTATCAAAGCCAGATGTTCCACAGTTGCAGCTATAATTCAGGTACACGTCCGGATAAGACACATAGGTAGCGCCGGAGGACGCGACCCTGGCATTGGCTTCAGCTGTATTATTCGCTTCGTATACGAGAATCTCAGGCGGGTACAAGAAATCAGTGGTCGTGTTGAGTGTTTTGTTTGTCCCACTGCCTCCGCTTGTCGTAAAAGCAGACCATGCGCCTGTTTTATCCAGGGCTACCAAGCAGTACGGGAAAATGCCCGTGCTGCCTGCTTTGATGTAATGGGGCATGGCGAGACGGTCGACATTGTTGCTGTCGTAATCCATGACGGTACACCAGTTTGTGCCGTCGTAATAGAACAGGTATGTGTGGTGCGCGACCAAATAGGCTTTACTGGCGATACTTGCAACTGCCCCATTCCGAAACTCTTTTAGCGGTTTAGCTCCTGTGCTATTGACATTCAGCGTCAGGCTACCTACCGCGCCGGAATTGGTGTTGGTGAAGGTAACATAAATCTTGGCACCGGCGACCAGATTCGCTGCCTTGAAGTCCGCGCAGGTGACGACCTTTGCGACCGTCCCTGCCGCTGTGCTGCATGTTCCCTCGAAGATCGTTGCGTTGCCGTACATGGCTTTGATCTTCGCCCACAGGCGGGCCAGGCCAGTGCTGTCAAGGAATTTACTCATACAGCGCCCCCTTACACGCAGATTTCATCAATCTCGCCATTGGTGATCGAGTCAATCGTGAACGTTGCTCCCAGAGCATCCCAAGCGCTGCCGTCCCAGGCGTAATTCATGCCATCTGCCTGGACATCCCACACATCGCCCGCAGTGTTGCCGCTGGTCGGCAGTGCGGACACGGTGGCTTTTGTACCCTTGTATTTGTACAGGCCAGTCAGGTCGGTTTTGAGGGCATAGGTGCTTGCGGCCCCGAAGGCATCCAGCTTCTTTTTATCGTCTTTGCTCATCAGGCCGTTGGCTGACTGAGACGCGGCGCTGTAAGTGGTATTCGTGTCTTTGATCTGCTGTGCCGTGTAGGTCAGGCCAGTCACATGCCCCTTGGCATCCCTTTGGGCTTTCACGCCTGTTAGCACAGTGTAGGTCGTATCCTTGGCATAGCTGCCCGCTGTACCGGAGACAGCAGCGGTAAGCTCAGCAGCATCGTCTGCTGCGGGAGCGTAATGGTTCGCCACCGAGGTGACTTTCGTGTTGTCGTTGGAGTCAATGTAGTTGCCGATCAGATGCCATTGTGTGCCGTCGTAGATGAAATCGACCACACCCGCCAGCAATGCCTTATTGCCCCCAGTCGTGATCTGTGCGCCCTTATGGAAAATGTTCTTTGCGCCCTTGGAATTCACGTTCAGCGTCGGTGTGCTGGCGGTGTTCGCGTTGGCAAACTTAACGGCCACACGAGCGCCAGCTTCCAGACTGAACGTGCCGGTCGTGATACTTACGGCCTTTGCCGCAGTCCCTGCCGCTGTGTCGCACGTTCCGAAGCGGTTTACAGTCGCGCCGGTCACACCGTCCTGCTTGATGGTCTGGTGGGCCGTCAGCACAGTCCCAAGGTCTACCACACCGCTGGTACCCTTGGACGCACCGTTCATCTTGATGCCAGTGATCGTACCGGTATTCGCCGTCGCGCCCGCAGCGATGCCATCCAGTTTCTCCCGCTGCGCTTTCTCCATCAGCGCATAATCATGGATGGTATCGTTACCAGACACCCAGACAGGAAGCTCAACGTAGAGGTGGTCATCGTTTGTCAACCGGTACACTGTACCGACACGACCGTTGATTGTATTATTGGTGTGCGTTGTAGTATCGGTCACGGTTGCTGTTGATACCTTTGCGCCTCCGCGAACCGTCGAAGTTGCTGCGGGAAGAACATAAGCATTCGCGCCCGCCGCAATGCCTGCGAGCTTTTCTTTTTCAGTGGTCGTATAGTCGTTCGAGCTTAATCCCTTGCCGGATTCTTTAGCCACAAACGCAGCTTTGATCTTCCCCCAAAGATACAGCACACCGTTGTTATCAAGAAATTTGCTCATTTAAGCATCGCCTCCAGTTCTTCGTTAGTGATCGCCTGGGTTGATTCAGTCAGTCTGTCCTGCAGGCCGTCCATCCTGTCGTTACCGGCATCCAGCTTTTCCCGGATGCGCTGCCAGAAGTGAGCAAGTGAGGAATCGCCCACATATTTCTTCGGCTCATCCATTTCGGTGTCCCTCCCCGTCAGGTCTTATCAGGCTTGTGCGTTCTCCAAAGCGGCGATACGGTTCTCGAGGGCCTGGATGACGGCAAGGGGGTCTTGTCTGTAGGCAATCTGGAAGCTGCAAACCTGGTCAGCCTTGACAATCATGCCGCCCCTCATTGGGATGTTGTAGCTTTTCGCATAGCGTTCACCAGCAATGACAATGCCGTTGGAGTCAATCTCAACAATGTCGCCGCTGAAGGGATGCCCGAGCAGCTCCACAAAGTTGATCGTGATAGGCTCGTAAGAGATCATATTGAGATAGGAGAATGAAAGCGTCAGGCTATTGTAGGAGATGTCGGGGCCAGTCAGCAGCGCCACCTTCATGACCTGCGGCGGGACATTGTTTGCTGCGTCATTGGGTATCATCCAGCCGTTTTCGTCGTAGTCCCACCAGCCGTGCGCGCCGTTATCCATGGGTGCCCAGGCGACAGGGTAGCAATTGTAGATGACCGATCTGAGGTCATCCCACGTTCCATCCCCGCGCAGGTATTTCATCCGATCCACTGCCTGCGGCACAGGCGGTGCTCCGATGCTGCCTTTCTTGCTGGCAGTCGCGCCTGTCATTTCCTTCATGTCGATCCTGCCGTTATACGGCATCTGAAGACCATCGCCTGCCTGAACGATACCATAGCCGCCCACTTTGCTCGTCGCGTATGGCAGGATTGCCCGCAGCGTCCGCTTTGTCCCGAGATTAACCATCTGCGTCTCTGCGAAGATACCCGAATAGCTCCAGCCGCCAGAAGGCCCATAGGTGGTATACACGCCGCCCAGCGTGTCGTTACTTGCTTCCGGCAGCGTATAGTTGCCCGCGCCCTCCGCGATCCCCGCCAGCTTCGTTTTCTCCGCATCAGTGTAGTCGTTGGTACTCAGCCCCTTGCCGGTCACAGCCTCCACCTTGGACAGCATCGCGGTGTCCAGCGCCTCGATGCCGTTCTCGATGTGATTCATCTGGTCGGCTGTCAGGATTTCACCCTTTTGGAACACATGCTTCGCGTATGCCATATTTGTGCCTCCCTTACGCTATTCTCATCCATACATCCACCACGTAGTAGGGTGGTATGTGTGTAATCTGTGTCGGGATACTGTTGCCTTTGTTGGCGACAGTCCCGGCGAGGAAGTCTGTGCCTCCCCATTCACCTATGCTGTCGCCCCAGCCCTCCCGGACACCCGTGAAGCCCTGCTCTCGATTTGGCGGTGTCGCTATGCCGCTGTTAAAAGCATAAGCGCCACGCACAAACGTGACGGGCAGCTGGGGGATTTCGGAGGGGTCGAGCCGGATGTGTTCGTCGCCGCCGATCTCGCCGGACAGGTATTTATGGTTCGCGCTGTCGGATGCGCTGGACGCCACCAGCATGCGGTCGGTTATGCGCTGCCACACTGTTCCGGTATAGATGTCCGCTGGGTCGTATGGCTTATCGCCGTTCAGCGTCCCGAACATCATGACAGTCCCGATGGGGATGAGCAGATCGCGCAGGCTGTCGCCGTACACCCGCACATCCCAGGTGTCGGCAATTGTCACAGCCTGGTCAACCCGTGCCGCCTCGCCGAAGCCGATGCCGTTGCCACCCTGGCGCAGGTGGAAGCCGAACGGTGCGGTATCGAGGGCTTTGTAGGCGATGGTTGTGTCGCCCACTTTGTCCGTGATTTGGAGTCGCACACGGTATCGTTTAGCACCATCCAGTTCGCTTGAGAAAGCTCTTGAGGTGTTGTTCTGCAGCGTCACAGTTTCAGCGTCTTCCCATGCCTGGTTCGGTTCGTCCAGCACAATTGCCGCCTGGATGCCGGTTATGCTGTTTTTGCCGCCGACACTCGAGATGGTGACATTAGGCTTGATGACAGCTGCTTCCCCGAATTCATACGGAGTCCCGTTTTCGTCCACGCGATACAGTTCACATTCAGACAGCACCGGTGGTTCGTATGGTTGCACAGTGATCGTGACCTGCTTCGCTGCGGATGTCATGCCGCGAGAGTCGATGACAGACAGGACGAAGGTCACCTTGCCTGCGTCGTGGAGCCTGGCAAGCTCGAACGTGTAGCCGCCGTCCTCATCTGCCTCGGTGACGAACACCGTTTTGTCTCCGTAGGACACGCGCATTTGCCGGACGGTTGCGTCCAGCTTTGCGGACGGGGTTGCCATTTTCAGTCGGACACCACTCTTGCCCTGGACATACCGGTTCGTCACGCCGCAGCCGTTGGAGAGGATTGTCGCCGTCACCTTCCCGGCCACGGGGATGTTTTCATCCGTTGCCGGGAGTTCTAATTGAAAAATCCCCTCAACGGGGATGAGCTCACCCTTTACCTTGTTGTTTAGCGGTATCGTGGCGTTGTAATAAGTCCACAGTTGCGCGTAGCCGTAGATGGTATTGCTGTTCGGGTACTTCTTGAAAAGATCTCGCGAGAACGTTTGCGTCAGGGTTTTCGTGCTGGCATCGAGCAAGCCGCCATTCTCCACATCTATGACAGCCTCAGAGTCCGTTCTATACTCCCCATCTTCATCCAAAAGCACATAGCGCACCTTGTGGAGGTAGTCCGTGTTTTCCTTTGGAGTTTTGATGTCTGCTGTAAGTGTGCCACCATCGGCTTTAACCAGGACAGGAGTCGGGCTGCACTTGATCCAGTCTACGGGAGGCAGCTTGGCGAGCGCCCCTGAAGTTCCGACATCGAAGAAGTTGAAGGCGTACACAAAGTGGATGCTTGCGTAGACAGCAAATCTTGTCAAAGGCCCATACACAGGATCGAAGTTAACCCGGAGCTTGATCTGCGAGACGGGCTTGTTGTATTCTTCAACAGGCCCGGCAAGCGGGAAAAAAGCGCCGTTCGGATGGCGGTTCCATTGGTCATCTCGAATGCGGTTTACCGAGACAACTTGATTATTTTCGTCGAAAATAAGCCCCACCAGGCTGTCGTTTATGCCGATATCCTCGACCGTGATCCAGTTCCACGATGTCGCGTCCATTGGGGTGAAGTTGATGTACCCGGTAGGTATGTTGCAGAAGTACAACCGCAGATACACACCCAGCAGCGGGACGGTGATGCCGCTGCTGACAGCAGGCGGTGTGTAGGAGATGGTGCAGTCATGTCTGACGGTTTCGCTTGTGTTTGAAGTCTGGTGCTGGGTCAGCATGAGACCTTCTTCTTGGATTGCTTGATTGCCTATCGGTATGGTGTCTGCCATCTCATAGATCCCGTGGACGAGCGTGCTGCTGCCGTGATTCAGAATGTTGGCAGATTTCGCCACGGAAAGACATTGGTAAGCGGGCCATGAAGGCCCTGGTATCTCGAAGAGTGTGCTTTTCCAAGCCGTGCGTTTGGGATTGTTTGCACAGAACGCGTCGCGCTCTGCTGCGGTCATTGGCATGTCATCACACTCCTATGCAGTCCTGATCCACACATCCACAGCGTAGAACGGCGGCAGATGCTCCACGGGTGTCGGCGATGTGTTTCCTTTGTTGGCATAAGCTCCATCCAGGAAGTTCGGCCCGCCATACTGTCCGATGGTGTTACCTTCCCCTTCTTCCAAGCCGCCAAAGCCACGGATCGTATTGACAGGCTCGACGCGGTAGTTATGGGCGTACCCGCCGTAGGGATGCGTCACAGGAATCTGGGGGATATTCGCCGGTTCCAGCGTGAAGGTTTCCGAGCCGCCCGTCGTGCCTGTGATGTATTTCTGGCCCGCGTCATTGGACAGGCTGGAAGCCATCAAGAAACGGTTCGTGATGCGCTGCCACGCAGTGCCGGGGTACAGCTCCGAAGGCTCGACCGGGGGCTGCCCGGCCACTCTGGTGTACATCTTCACACAGCCAATCGGGACGAGCAGATCCATGAGTCGCTGACCGTACACGTACAGATCCCAATTGTCCGCGATGGACACGGCACGTTCGGTGCGGGATGCCTCTCCGATGCCGATGCCGTTGCCGCCTTGGCGAAGATGGAACGTGTACCCTGCTGTTCCCAAAACCCGGTATCTGACTGTTGACTGCCCGGCCTTGTCCTTGATCGTGATACGCACACGATAGATCTTCGTCGGGTCAAGTATGCCGGACAGCCGCATATCTTCGCCGGGCGTGAGCGTCACATCTGTGGCATGGCTCCAATCCATGTTAGGTTCGTATTGGAGGATAGCCACCTTGATGCTGGTCAGGCTGTTCGCGTTGCCGACCGGCGAGACATATGCCGTCGCCCTGATCACAGCGTAGTCTCCGAATGTGTTTGGAGTCCCGTTTTGATCGGCGCGGTACAGGTCGCAGGATGTCAGCTGCGGTGCGCTGTACGGCTCTACGTGGATGGTGGAGGTTTTGCTGGCAGAAATCATGCCACGGCTATCCTCCACGTACACCGTGAATTTCAGGTCACCGCTGACGCGGATGCGGTCGATCTTGAACGTGTAGCTGCCGTTTCCGTTGTCCACAAAGCCCACGTTGACATCCGCTGTTTTGACAGTGTCGGAGCTGATCGTGCCGTCATAGTAGGCCACCCACATGCGCTTGATGGTCGCGTTGAGCTTTGCGGAGGACGATGCCAGTTTGATAGACACACCCGTCATATTCTGAACGTACTTACTTGTCAGCTTGAATCCGTTCTTGATGACCGATGTGGTCAGCGATCCCATGGTCGGGATGTTGCTCGATGTGGCGGGCAGTTCCAGCATGAACAGGTTCTCGACGGGTTCGCCATTTTCGTTGTAGCAGACATCCTCTGTGACACCGTTGGTTGTCTGCGCTTCCGCGCTCCAATATGTCCACAGCCGCACAAAGCCGCTGATCGTGCGCGAGTTCGGGTACTGCGAGAACAGGCTGCGCTGGTAGGTCGCCGTGAGGCTCCTGACGGTCGTGGCAAAGACATTCCCGCCGTTGCACTGAATTACACCGTCGCTGTCGGTTCGCTTATTACCACTCTCGTCGAGCAACACAAACTCAGCTTTATGCCGGAATCCGGCTTCTTCGTTCGGAGTCGTGATGTTCGCTGTGAGTGTTGCGCTGCCCGTGTCTGGCAGTTCCAGCGGTATCGGGCTTGGCATCGTCCAGTCGATGGTGGGGGAGCCTTGCAGGCCGGGGTTCCAGTTATACACAACGTGCTGACTGATGTAGACCTCGGCTTTGGTTGAATTCTTCAGCTCGGCTTTGAGCGTCCAGACGCTCCCTACAGCGACGGAGTATTTGGGGAAGATGGCCTGCCCCTCGACGATTCTGTTGCCCTGGCTGCTGACGATTTGATCAGTCCCTCCGTCTGTGGGTTCAATTGACACATAGCATGCGCTGGCAGCTGTCGGCGGGTTCTTCGCGCCATTGCTGCCGTTTTCCTCACCGATCCAGATGCGGAAGAAGGCCCCGATGGGGTAGGCGTTTGGGATGGCTCCGTGTGTTTGCGCGTTCGTCTGCCAGTCTCTTGGCCCTGCGTTGTTGTCATTGGCTACGGCAGCGTTGGAATGTTGCAGAATTCGCGCACCAGCAACAGGGATGAATGCGGATTGATCTCCGTGCCATTGCTCAACGACGGCGTAGTTATATCCTTCTTTGGTGTGAATGGGGATTCTCTCTTGGCACATGCGGGCTAATGCTTTGCCGTTCTTCTCCTGGGCCACCCATGATGTCGCTGGCCATATGACTTCATACAGCGAGTCCTCCCATTGCCGCGCCTGCGGATGCGTCTCGAAGAATTTCTCCATCTCCAATGGGGTCAGGGTTGTAACACGCATGGATCGTTTGACTGCCATCTCATCACTCCCTCACGGACGCGATGCACATGTTGGTGTACAGCGTGTTTTCGTTTTTGTCCTTCATCTCACAGCGCCAGCGGGCGTTGCCGTTATAGTGCGTCTCATCCGGCACGTAGGCCAGCGATGCTGTCTTTGCCGAAGCGTCGGCCACATCAGTCCAGACCGGGAAGCCATTTCCATCCACAGACGTGCTGATTTTCCATTGGAATTCCACGATGTTCACAGCCGTCACGCGGAAGCGAACAGCATTGCCAACAGCGCTGACCTGGCAGTCCGTGGGCTGCACCAGGATGTAGCCGCTTGTGCCGTCGCGCCAGACAAAGCCCAGGCCACCGCCAACCACAGCGACATCGTACCAACCGAAGACACCGCGTCCCATGGACAGCACGTCCGTGATTCTGGCCTGCGGGATGTATGCGCCGTCAGCGCGGAAGCTGGCTTTCACGGTGTATTGCGCCTGGCCCTCGCCTGTCTGAACCAGTTCTCCCCTGGCGTTATAGTAGGCGCTGGCGGGGAGGTTGTTGTCATCCGGGTCGGTGTACTGGGCTGCCCCCTCCGCTTTTACAAAGCCCTTCCGCACCTGAAAGCCGTCTTCCGTGATGATTGTGTAGTACGGAGTGTCCGTGGCATGGAGCTTCAAGCCCTCAGTGTCGAGGGTCATGCTCTTTTCCACGAGGCCCGTTGCCTCAGTGTAGGCTGCGATGGTCGTGTCGAATTCGCCGGGCTTAAGACCGACCGTCGTGGTTGTCCAGACTTCTTCCCCGTACTCAACGGAAGCAGTTTTCGTTTGGAGCTTGGCGACATCCTGCTCCAATGTCAGCTGCGCCTCGCGCACAGCGTCCTGGCGCTCCTGGAGCTTGGCGATGGCATCCGTGATGGACGCGATGTCGGAACCGCCCGCAAGTCGGAGACTGGTAGCACCGCCCTCAATCCAGATATTATTGTAGCCCCGGAAGGAGGACAGCTTTGGAGTGCGGCCAGCGTAAACATTAACAGGCGAGACAGGCTTGATTGCCACCTGGACAGGTGTGCTGTTCTCGCTTTGGGCTTTTAACCATTTGTCATGAGCGCTAATTACACTTGAGCCAGATGCATGTGGTTGCTTTGCAGCCTCTGAAGAAGCGGAGCTTTCGATGAGAAAAAAACACTGAGACGTTTTATCTGGGTACTGGTTTGGGCATGGAGCGATTGCATCGACCCATGTCCCCACATACGGGCCGTATGTCCAATAATAGAACACTGGGGTTGCGTGAGAAGATCGGATGGGCCATGCATCAACCTTGATTTCGAGTGTGTCCGGGTCGACATATTCATGTGCCTCATCGATGGACGGGCTTGACATAGTCGCGTGACTGAGATCCGATGTCCATCGCGCATCAAATTCTTCTACATCAATGTATTGGGGGACAAATATCGGGAGTACTTCTCCCTCAACTTCGACTGGTTCTCCAGATTCTTCAATAACTTCTTCGTCAATTGTTGTCGATCCGCTACCGGAGGAACCAGTACCTTGCGATGTACTCGATGAACTGCTGGGCTTTGATGGCTTCACAACTGGTTTGGGCCTGTATTTATATGCCCACACATCTGGGACAATAATCCAGTCTGCCTGGATATTCTGATACTCGGTGTTCAGCACACCGCCACCGACCACTTCCGGGATGGACACAAACATCTCCCGATGGCGAGGATTACGACCGTCATCTTTGCAGCCTACGGGAACCATGCGGATGTTCGTCACAGCGCAGGAGTACGAGGAGGAAGCGCCGGAGGCCACGGTTACACGCAACGCCGTCACGACACTGCGAACAATGACCACTTTTGTCGGTTCCGCGCTGCTGATGCTCGGATTGTTCTCGATGGGCACATAGCTGCCGTTCTCGGTCGTGAGCAGTTCGACAGTTGTATCGTACTGCTTTTTACCGAAGACGGCGCTGAATGTGTAGGAGCCAGCCGGAATGGTGTACGGGAGTTCGATTGTTTGAGCGCTGGCTTTGGTTGCTGTGATTGCCTCCAAAGCCGGGAGAACGGTGCTGCCCGTCTGATGCACAGTAAAGCCCTGATATGGAACAATCTTGCGTATGTTAGTGCTTGACGGGTAGCCGTTTCCCTCCTGCGTGAACTGCGGGATGTCCTTTTGGATGAACAGGTTGATGGCGTACCCTTCGAGCAGATCGTCTGTGGTGACGACCCGGTTGCCGTCCGTGTTTTGCTTGGCCCATTGGCCTTTGAGGACATCGATGTCGGCCACAGCGTCCAGCACAGTCTCCCATGTGGCATCACAGGTCGGGGTGCTGTACTCCGTGGTGCTGTCGCTGTACTCTGTTGCTGTCCTCAACCACAGGTAGACACCGCGCTGCCAGGGCGGCATTTCCGAAGTCCAACCGGCAGACGATTCGTCCGGCGGGTCTTCCTTGGAATTGTACACGTGATACTGCTGGTACATGGCTGTTACGCCACGGCCAGGGTCACCATCTTTGCCAGGAGTACCATCCTTGCCGGGAGCGCCGTCTTTACCCGGTGAACCGTCCTTGCCAGGAGCGCCGTCTTTGCCGTCTTTGCCATCTGCGCCATCGGCCACCTGCGTGAATTCCATCTCGGCGGTTTCGGTGTAGGTGACGCCAGCCGCTGTGTATGTTGCGGTGACTTGGTAGGCGATCATGCCATTGGTAGCGCTGCTGAGTGTGTTTTTGCTCACGGTCAGCACTTTACTGGCGACCTTTTCTCCCGTCCCAAGGCTTGTGACAGCGTTCGCACCGCTGGCCTGCTGGACACGCTTCTTCCAGCTGATGGACAGACTGCTGTTTGCTATTGGGATGTTTTGCTGGTCAAAGTAAACAACCGGAGTCAGCACCAGGTTCGTCTTGCTCCAATCGGGAGTGAGCGTCACAACTCCATCGGAGCCCGTTGCCTTGACCTGTGTCCGCAGGTGGTTTGCCGTGATGGTTACGAACAGTCTGCCGCTGTCCGTCAGGTCGAAGACGACCTTGCTGCCGCTTGCTATGGTTCCCATTCGTTTCCCACCTCTTAGCCAAGCTCGAAATTATTCACAGCGCCGTCGCCGAGCGTGTTGACGCTGTCCGGCACAACCAGGTCGCATGTGATGGTTGCGCTGTAGGCGATGTCCGCAGGGTAGAGTATGATCTGCTTTGTGCCAGAGTGACCGTCTGCCGCTGCCCATGTGTCATCCGCAGACGCATCGCCGCTGTTCCGCTTCCAGAAGAAACAGGAATCGTCATACTCGGCGGTCACATCTGTGTTGCCTTTGTACACGTGTGCGGTCAGAATGCTGTTCCCTGCTGTGGTGGACATCACATCGTTGGTCGAAGTGATCACCAGCCGCAGCTCCGCGTTTGCGTCCGCAGCTTCCTTCGCCGCGTCACGCACACGCAGGATCAGGCCAGTGTCGGATTCCAGGTTCAGCATTTCCCGGAAGTTGGATTGAATCAGCGATGTCGTGAGCTTCGTCATCCAGCCGTCTCTGGCGAACAGCTGATCAACGTTCATGTTCGCCACGATCTGGTTCATGACGAGAGCGTCCTTGGCGAAGATCTGCCGTACATTGAGCCGGTCGGCGTTGATGCTATTCTCGATGATCTTCGTGCTGTCGATGGCATCGGCTCCAATGTTGGAATACTCGACCTGCTTTTCGGAGGAGGTGATCTTTCCATCGCCGTCGACCGTTACCGAGTAGAACTTGCCATCCTGACCCTTGACTACCAGTTCGCCGACCGTCAGGTGCGCCATGTTGGCATCTGTGACAGCCAGGTCGGCGATGTACATTTTGTCGTTGACCATCTCGGCGATGATCGCGTGATCGCCGACCATGGTTTTAAGATGGCCCCAATCGATGTAAGCGCTCCCGATTTCGGTCTGCGCTATGTTGGCGATGGTAGCGTTGAGGTCATTGACCTTTGCTGTGTCGATGGTCGCGTTGGTGATTTTGCCGTTCTCGATCACCGCAACGGTGGAGGTCAGGTCACTGATGTGCGCTGCCTGGATTCGCGCTGTTGCCAGCCACGCGGTGTTTGCGGCGATGACCTTTGCGTTGACTTCCTCTGCGCTGGCGATTGTCGCTGTGAGTTCGTCCACATACGCCTGCAGGGCGGTAATCTCATCAGACTGCAGCTTGGCGATGCTGGCGATGTCGATCTCGGCATTGTCGATCACAGCCTGCACGATCTGCGCAGCGCCAGCGTTGAGGTTGTCGATGGCTGCATCGCTGATGTCAGCATCCACAATCTTGGCCTTGATGATATCGGCCACACGCGCCGTCAGGGTTTCGATGTTGGCGGTGTCGATGTTGGCGTTGGCGATCTCGGCGACCTCGCCCTTGAAGTTCTTTACCTTGCCGACTTCGATGCTGGCATCCTGGATGTGGGCGCTGGTGATTGCGGCATCCTGTATCTTAGCGGAGCCGATGGCTGCATTGGCGATGTTCTCAGCGCTCACAGCGCCGGGAGCAATCTTGAAGCCCGAGATGCTGCTGTTGCCGATCTCATAGCCCGCGAGGGTTTCCTTCTCGACCTCGAACACATTGCCTAACTCGATGGATTCGTACCGAAGCCGGAGACAGTCCCATGTGTACTCGCGCATCTGCGCGGTATGCTTGAAGCCCGTTGGTGCGTGAGTGACTTTCACCGTGTCGTACAGGTACAGGCGCTCCAAATTGCGGTACTGTCTGTATTCTTCACTGTCGCCCAGCTTTGCGAAGGTGACTTTGAGCGTGAGGTCGGCCAGGTAGATACCCTTGTCCAGCTCTGCCTGCGCGGCCTGCCGGAGTTTCTGCGCCCAGTCGCCGGTCTTTTCTTTGACCTCCGGCACCTCCAGCCGCTTCATGCGGATGTACGGGTAGTCATTGATGGTCGGAGCGTCCACCACGAAGTTATCCAGGTGGATTAGGTTGCCGTCAGCATCCGTGCCTGTGGGGAAGATGCTTGTGATGACATTCTCTGTGCTGCGCGTCCATTCGACACCCGTCATGTTCGTGCCGTAGGCGATTTCAAAGCCTCGATTGATGGCATCATTCTCTACGACATAGGTGTCGAGGTTGTCCCGGATGAGCTTTGCCTGCGTTGCAGGCACGATGCCGATGTCCGGGTCAAGCAGCACTTCGATCAGGCTTTTGTAGGAGAAGTCTGCCGTGATGGCGGTCTGCCCTTTGGGGAAGTAGCATATCATTCGCCGGTTGCGATTGTAGCTCTTTACGTCGTTCATCACGACAGCCTTTGCGGTCGCCAGCGCGACATCGGCAGGCGTGTTCGACGGCGAGTAGTTGCCGACCAGCATGCCAACACAGTCGTAAAAGATGTGCCTGGCGTGAGCTATGACCTCACGCTTGATCGGGTTGACTCTCACCTCATAGATGCGGAACAGTTGATGTCGGTACTGGCGGTAGCCCCCGGTATCCGGCTCTCCCGTGCCGTTGATGGAGTACATGATGTCGCTGACATCGCCGTACTCAGCTACGTTGTAGGAGAACGTGCGCTGCCCGCTTGTCGGCAGGCAAGAGCGCAGCACATAGCCCGTGTTCCCGCTTTTGAGGGATTGCACACGATAGTATTGCTGCGCTGTGTTCATGTAAGGGTTTTGCTGAAAGTAATCCATGCGGCCATAGATTCGAGCCGCTTGCAGGCTGGGGCTGTGAGCCTCATCCAGCACATTAGATTCCCGGAGGTTGCCATCGTCGAAGATGATGTAGCTGTCACCCGGGTTCGCGTCCTCATACACGGGATAATCGGAGCGGTCGGTGTTCCGCTGGTCGGGGATGCCGACCATCTGGGTCGCCGTGGAGATATCTCCAATGGTCACATTGACCATCGTGCCGGTCGCGTTCTTAGTCTGGACACTGAACGTTGCCATCGGGACGGGGGCTTTGACCACACATTCCTCCTGGATGTTTGCCCACACACCGTCCGGGTCGATTGGGTGAGTCAGCTCAAGCTCGTACTGACCGCCTGCGTGTTCGGTGACCTTGCACACTGTGGGCCGGAGGATAGCATCGCCGTTGGTAGCGTAGTTCGTGTTTTTTCTGCCGTAGAGACAGATCATTTCACAGCCACCTCCAGTTTTCCAAGATGAGCGCCTGCGTCAGCTCGGAGCCAGTGATCGACACGAAGTTCGAGCCTGGGTTGAAGTGCTGCGGGCCACCGCTGACTTTGGTGTTTAGAACAGCGCCGTCGCTGGTATTGTGGGTCATGATCCCCGTGTCCCAATTGAGGCAGACACCGCGCTGCAGATCCAGCGTGTCCGCGTTGTTGATGGTTGCAACGATTGCCTGTGCCTCGCCAGCGGGCTTGATGGTTACAGTTGCATTGCCGCCGTACACCGTCACGATGGCTGGCACACGCACGTGTCCGGGGTTGGTCACATACAGCGAGATTGAGCCATTCTTGGGTGTTGCTGTGATGTGAGGCTCTGTTGCCTTGCGCTTGAACGGCTGGCACTGAAACGGGATTGCAAACTCATTGTACCCACGGTTACCCCGGAGGATCTGCCGGAAGTCGATTTGATTGATGATGCTGGCATCGTACACATAGCCCACATCGTTGCCGAGGCCAAGCTCGCCGATGCCCGTCAGCCATGCACAGATCGCTCCAAGGTCTGCGCCCGGTCGGGTGTAGCAGTTCACCGTCCGCAGAACCTGCTCATACACGGGGTAGTCAGCCTCGCGCATGGTGAGTTGCCCGTGCCGTCCGGGGATGGCCTGTGTCGTGACCCTCTCTTTGGGACGGCTGTAGGGAGGGTACTCTGTGACCACAATTCCCATGGTGCGGGAGTCCGTGCCATTCCAGGTAAAGTAAGGCGCGGACGATAAAACATTGATGCTCATACAGGTGTACCCTCCCTATGCCGTCAGTAGGAGCCGTACCCTCTGTGGACACGGCGGTTAATTGCCGCCATTTCCTCCGCGAGGGCCTGCGCGTCCATCTCATTTCCCATGTACATATTCTGAACGTTGAGGTTGCTGTTTGCGTTGTAGGTTTTGTTGACTGCGGGTGTCCGGAGATACATGCTGGACATGACGCCGGAGATGGCAGATTTCATTGCTGTCAAGGACGCGCCTGCTGTCCGGATGGAGTCGCGGGTCAAGTAGTTCATGGCGTTGCGGATGACAGGCGTGTCGCGCTCCAAGCCCTCAGTAAGACCAATGCGCAGGCCAGCAGCCATCTGAGCGCCGATCTCACGCTTCCACACACGGGACGGAGAGGCGATCTCCTGGCTGACCTTGACGGCTCTATTGAGCGATGCAACAGCTATCTCGATTTCATTCCTGCGCTTTTCGAGTTCTTCCTTGAATCCGTCGACGATACCATCGGCCATGTACCCGCCAGCCGCTCTCGCTGTCACTGCGCCATCTTTACCGGCTTCGTTGACCTTATTGGACACAGGAGTCGAAAGATTGCTATCGGTCACGGCTTCACCCGTACTGTCCATGACTTCTTCGCCGAGTTCCGTGCCGGATTCAGTGGCGAGGGTCTGCCAGTCTGGGCCGAAGATCATGAATGCCATTTCTTCGGCAGTCATACCTTCGTCATCAGTGAAGGTGAAACCCATTCGTTCCAGGAAAGCCTGGGCATCGACAGCAGGCTCAGTCTCTTCCACGGATTCGGCTGCGCTCTGCGCGAGTTTGTCCGTCACCTGCTGGTATAGATTCTGCAGGAACGAGTTCAGGGTTTCGTCGGTTACGTTGTACCCCATTGAACGGAGGTTTTGCACAGTTTCCTTGCGGGCTGTGTCGTTTACGAACCGTCCCGTTTGGTCGGGTACGACGGAGGAGTTGACGAGCAGCTGGACACCTTGCTTGAATGCTTCCGCTGTCGCCTGCGACACATCGCCGCCGCCGTGGACAAAGTCGGCGATGGCAGCTACGCCCTTGGCGACCTCGCGCTGTTCATTTTCCGGGATGTCCCTGTTACGGACACCGCCGAACGGCGTAGTATCAGCCCAGCGCATGGCTCTCTCAAAGAAAGCCTCAACAGGGCCCATCTGGCTCAGATCGCTGCCCCAATGCGCGTTATCCTGGTTCCATCTCTGAACTGCTCTGTTCTCATTCAGAGCTTCCGTCGCGGCCTCAACGGCGGTCTTTGTGACCTCCGGCACGGTCTGCGCGACGATGACCGTCTGCAGCTTTTCGTTTGTGCCGATGATGGCATCCTCGCCGCCGACCACGGATTCCACGTTGTCCGCTGTGACCTGCACTTCGTTGCCCTTGGCATCGATGACAATGGCGTTGCCGCCATTGATCAGGTCTTTGAGTGTGGTTTTGCTGCGCTTGACGGTGGTCTGCCCTGCGAAGCTATGCCCCTGAGAGGTGTAGGCGTTAATAGCCTCGACCTCATAGGAGGTCAGCACACCACGGATTTTCACGGGCGGTGCTTCGCTGGCATCCAGCTCCGAGAGGAAGCCCTTCAGACCCCTGATGACCTTATCCTCGATGTCAACTTTGGGGATGGGGTTTGCCTTGACATCGATCTTGTTTTTCTCAGCCCAATCGTCGGCGAGACCCACGTCGAGTTCTTTCAGAACCGCGTACACCCACAGCTTTTCATCGTCCGACAGATCGTATATATTCGTGTTTGGGTCTTTCTTCAGAGCAGCGATGATTGCCGTGACCGTTGGGTGAACATCATCCACATTCAGGACGAGCCCGGTCTTTTCGGCAAAGCCTTTGATAAGGGCTTCAACCTCTGGCGGTGTGAGGTTCTTCACCAGGTCAGCGTCGGAGACCTCCGGGTCAGTCAGGAAGCCGATAACCAAAGCGGTCAAGCCGGACAGGTCGCCGCGAAGTGTAGCCGTTGGGTCGTTCCCGTTGCGGCGGTCTGCATTGAACTTCCACACATAGCCCTCGAGCGGGTTGCCCTCAAGCCATGCGATCACATCACTGTGATCCGGATCGGAGCCGTCTTTCTGGCCCGCCTTGAACTTGGCGATGTATGCGCTGATCGTCTGGTCATCGACCTTGAACGGGGTTCCGTCCTCTTTGGTGATATTCTGAACCTTGACATCGATCACGAAGTCATTCTGGGTTTTGAAGTCCTCGAAGGCTTTGGTGATATTGTCAAAGCCGAACTGCGTAGCCAGATCCATGACTTCCTGCGGGAGCGACTTCTTGAACATCTCGTAGAGGCCCTCGGCCCCTTCGACACCTTCCAACGAAGCCGTCAGACCGGCAAACATGTCAAGGTATTTGCTGGGGTCGAAGTCTCCAAAGAGTTTAGAGAACTTCTCGCCGCCGAGAGTCGCCTGGATTTCCTTCATCTGGGAGAGGAGCGTGACAACCTCAGTCAGGCTACCTTCTTCTCCTTTGATGCTTTCGGTGAATTCGGCGAGCTGTTTGAGCCCTTCGTTTTTGTTCGGGTTTTTGAGGATTTTGTCGAGCTGATCAAGCCAGCCAACTTTGCCCTCTTTCTCATTGCCAAGCAGCCAGTTATTGAGACTGCCCTGCTTTTTCAGTCCTTCAAAGGGTTTGACCAGCGTCTGAGCATACTTCTCATAGTTGGCCTGCCGATCTTTGGCGTACTGCTCATCCAGCGCTTTGATGCGCTTGAGGGCATCCTCATGCTCTTTCGTCCCAGCCTTGGTCAGGTCGAGAGTCCGCTTGAGGGAGGCGTACTGGGTATCGTACTCTGCATCGATCTGATCATTGATGCCCTTGTAAGCCTCCATCGTCGCCACAATCGTGGATTGATAGAAGTCGGCTGATGCCAGACCGTTCTTGTCCTCATCGGTGTACCCCAGGAGCCGCCTGCGGCGTTCCTCGGCTTCGATCTTCTTGCGGATGGCTTCATACCCGCCGTCCTTACTCCCATCCTCGGGGACGAGCTTGTATTTAACCTCGATGGCATGCTGCTCATTGAGGTACCCCTGCAGGATTTCCATCTCGCGCTTGGTCAGGTCGCGATTCTTGGCTTTCCCCAAAAGGGAGGAGATCAGCGAGTTCAGCTTCTTGACGCGCTCGAAGTCCTTGTCAATGTCTTTGACCAGGCTTGTCGCGCCGTTCTTCTTGGCTTCGTCCCTGCGGGCGTTGAGGGCGGCGCGAACCTCTTTGTTCATCTCCGTGTAGGAGTCGCGCCATTTCTTGATGGTTTCAGAAGTTTCCTTCTCGCCATCATTTACATCAGCGATGAAGGAGTTGTACCACTTGCCAACATCGCGGTACTTCTCCTTGAAGTCTTCCATGGTCAGGCCGAGGTTGGCGAGACCCCCGCGCCGATAGAAGGTATCGGCCTGGTTGTTCTCCCATTCCTGGGCCGTGGAGTCCATCTGCTCGATGGCCTCACGGGCCGCTTTCGCGCCGGAGGCGTAGTCAATCAGCGCAGCTGTGCCAGCTACGATGGCTGTGGTCAGCGCAACCACACCGCCAACCTTTGCCACAGTGGGCAGCGCGTCAAAAGCGCCTTTAAGTTTGGTGAGCAGCCCGCCGTCGATGCCCTTCAGGGTTGCCGAGAAAGCGCCGACATGCTTGAGCGCAGTGGCGACGGGCTTTGCCACCTTGGAGGCTGCGGTGGTCAGCTTGCCGAACACAAGCACAGCCGGGCCTGCTGCGGCAGTGAGTCCAGCCCATGTTTCGATGCTCTTGCGATGCCCCTCGTCCATTCCGGCCAGCTGTTCGATGTAGCCTTGCGCGGTCTGGATGATGGTTTGGAGCGTCGGGTTAAGATCATTTCCGACAGTCCGCAGGAGGTTTGTTGCGCTGTTTTTGAGGTTTTTCAGCTTGTACTCGGTCGTACCGTAGCGCTTATTGACCTCATTTGTCAGCGCAGTATTCTGCTTCCAGGCGCGGTTTGCGGTTTCCTGAGCGCGAGACATCAGCTCATTGGCGTTGGTAGTGCGGAGGATGGTGTCGCGCAGTCGGATTTCGTTGATGCCGATGTCCGACAGAGTTTTGATTGTGCTTTGACCTTTTTCATCGATCTTGGCCAGCCCGACGATGAAAGCCTGGAAAGCGTCAGCAGGAGAGGACTTCCACAGCTTTTGGAACTCCTTCTCCGTCATCCCGGAGACCTTTGCAAAGTCGGTCAGCGCCTGCCCGCCAGTCTCGGCAGCGACCTCCATCTTAACCAGCGCCTTGGACAGCGCAGAGCCGCCCATCTGGGCCTCAATGCCAACGGAGGACAGTGTGGTCGCGAAGCCCAGCACCTGCGCCTCCGTCAGGCCGACCTGCTTGCCAGCGCCAGCCATGCGCATGGCCATCTCCAGGATGGCACCCTCAGTGGTGGCGAAGTTGTTACCGAGGTCAGTCACAGCAGCGCCCAGGTTGGCGAACTTTGACTGATCCATCTGCATGATGTTGGCAAACTTCGCCGCCTGTGTTGCAGCTGTGTCCGCGTCCAAGTCCTCAGCGGCGTTGGACAGGTCAACCATGGTTTTGGTAAACTCGACCAGATCCTCATTGTGAATGCCCAGCTGACCAGCCGTGGACATGACGGAGGCGATTTCTTCCGCAGACGCGCCGATCTGCGTAGACATCTTGAGGATGGAGTCGGAGAGCTTGCTGTATTCTTCTTCCGTCGCGTCGACCGTCTTCCGGACATTGGTGAAAGCGGACTCATAGGAAATGGACGATTTAACGGCTGCGGTTCCAAGGGCAACAATGGGGGCCGTGACCGTTTTGCTGAGAAACTTGCCAACTTCACTGGCGCGTTTGCCAACCTTCTCGGCTTTGGCAGCGAAGTCCTCCAAAGCCTGACCGGCTTTCCACCAGGTGGTTTCCTGAGTGGCTATCTCCTGCGCGAGGCGTTTCTGCTCGGCGACCATCTCTTTGAGTTGCGCCTGGGCATTCTGGAAGGCCGTGCTGGCTCTGGCAGCTTCGTCCTGCGCATTCTGGATCATCTTGCGCTCGGACTCGACCTGGCCCTCCAAGAGCTTGATGCCATCTGCAGATGCCGCCGTGTAGCGCTTGAGGTCGGCCATCGACTTCTCGCGCTGCTCGATCAGAAACGCTTCATTCTTGGCCTCTTTGTCGGTGAGGACGAGGCCCTTCTCGCGCTTTTTCTGGTATTCTTCGAGCTGCTGATTGATCAGCTTGATTGCATTCTGCTCACGCGTGATCAGCGTGCTGGTGGACACACCTGCGCTGTTGAAGGTTGCCTGCGCGGCGCGAGCGGCCTTGAGCTTATTGACATACTCCGCGTAGTAGCCCTTGGCCTCCTGCACCTTTTGGTTTGCCACAGCCAGCCGTTTTGCCGCCTGGTCTACAGCGAGGTTTTGCAGCTGTGTGGTCTGTGTCAGCTGCGCAGACTTCGCCCTCATGCCGTCGAGGGACTTTTCAAAGTTCTTGATGCCCGCGCCAGCATTCTTGAACACCGCTTCGGCCTGCTTGACCTGCGCGGCGATGGATTTCATGTTCCGTGTGTAGTTGTCGGCGCTGAGGCTCAACTGCACAACAAGTTCTCTGAGGACTTCTGCCATTGCGGCCCACACCTCCCGTCAAGGCTGTGCGGCCTTACGGTTTCAGTCCGGGCCACACCTGATCAATCGTCGATTGTTTGGGTTTCTCTTTGTCTTTTGTTTTTTTCGCGTTCCACGCCCGGACATGCAGGTATCCCAGCATGTCCATGGAGTCGATCTCATTCATGTGCCATCCTGCTTCGAGCAGGTTGTTGTATGTCCGATAGATAAAATCCGACAGCGTTACGCGTTCGTCGCTTCCTTCGTCTCCGTCGCTGTCGGCTTCATAGGGAACTCGGACAGAACCTCCGTGGTCTGCGTCTGCACAGCCAGCAGCGCGACCGGGATGTCGACCATGATGCGGTCTGCCGGGTAGTTGTCGTAGAACTCATCCGGCGTGAACTGGTTATGGAAAAGCAGGCAGAACCACTTCACCAGCACATCCAGTGCCTGTGCGATGGTCAGCCCGTCCTTGTTTGCGTCCTTCGGTTCCTCACCCTCGACGACCTCATTGGTCATGCGTAGGATGCGGTTATACATGGCAGACGCTTCGTCAATCTCCCTGAGTGCGCGTCCGCTCACAAAGTCGATGTGATACGTGTTCTTCCCAAGTGTGCAGGTGATCATTTCCCTGTCTCCTTCCACTCGATTTACATAAAGTTACGGGGCTGTGCCTCCAAAGAAACACAGCCCCGTGGGGTCGGTTGGATTAGTCGCCAGCGGTGGCGACCTTCTCATACACAGAGGTCAGGAAGGCCGCAGCCTTTTCGGCGGTGAAGCCATTCTGGCCCTCATCGGCGACAGCCTGATACTGATTGTCGTGAGTGCGCTTGATGGCGGTGAACTGAGTCTGCTGGGTGCGACGGGTGATGGTCGTACCCTCTTTGGTACCGAATTCCTCAGTCAGAGGATGGGCGCGGCACTTGTACAACCACACATACCGATAGGTATGGTCGGCCTTTTCAGACTTGAAGCCGCAGGCGAAGTACACCGGCGCGAGGTTTGCACTCTTCACCAGCACACCGTTATCGTCCAGTTCCATGCCAAAGATCAGGGCCTGGATTTCCAGGGGCAGGTCGGCGGTGGTGATGTTGAAGTCGATCTCAGGGTCGGGGTACAGGGTGTCGAACTCGATGTCATCAGCGTACTGGACATCGGGGTCGGCGTTGTTGGGGGTGATGGTCGCCTCGATGGCACCAGCGACGAGCTGCAGATCACCGTAGGTGTGACCGGTTTCATCGTCCTTGGTCAGAGGCGCGATCACAAAGTTCTTCAGGCCGATCTTAGAAGAGACCTTCGGAGAAGCCTTGGGAGTCGTGGCCATATGCTTTTACCTCCTATGGTAGGGTTCATAAAAACCGCCCTCACGGCCTGATGTCGGCTTTGAGGACGGCTTTCATTTCGTTGTAGGCGTTATCCTGCTGCACATCAAACGCGGGCCGGACGAAGGGGTGAGATGGCGCTGGGGCAGGCCCTCCGTGTCCATGTTCAACGTAGCCAGGATAATACTCGCCCTTTGCTTTGGGCGGCGGGTCGAAGTCCCGTCGATGCACACCGATGGTGATCTTCGCCCTGCCTTTCTTGTGCGAAGAGATGCCGCGCAGGGTTGCCCCGGATTGCTGTTCGATCAGCACACCCTCCGCGTTCTGCTTCATTTGATCCTCGATGGGCTTTGCGCCAGCTTTGAGGGCCTTGGAGATGGTAGTCCCATGCTCGATCTTTGACGCCATATTCAGCAGATCGTGCTGCAGATCGGTAAAACCGCGCAGCTGAATATCAACCGCCATCCGCACCACCCTCTGAGCCCTGGCCAGCTTCGCCAGGATCGCTTCCATCACCGTCAGTGGGTTCTTGCCCGTCTGACCCGCCAGGGGTGTCAGCGGGCGTATTTTCGGGGTCTGGCGCGGCCTCGGTTGCGCCGAGGCCGTCATCCTCGAAAAAGTCAAAGTAGACCCACGTCCATTGGATGACAAAGCGGTTTGTTCCTGTCGAGTAGGCCGGGTAGTTATAGCCCTTGTCGGATTCCTGGAGACGGTGGAAACCAGCCGCGTACATGCGCTTGCGGATGGCATTTGCCATCTCTGTGGGGTCTTGCACAGACCACAGGTCGAGGTAGACGTAGGTGCGCGTCCCTACGCACATATCGTCCTGGTGGTCTGTTTCCGTGGTGGTCGTGGAGTACACGACATACTGGTCGGGAACCTTTTCCCGGCCATCCGTCGATCTCCAAACGCCACGCATGACGGGGATGCCAATGTCGGCGAGAGCTGTCTGTACCAGAATCATGCCTGCTGCACCCCCGTGACCAGGTTGGCCTTGAGGCCGAGGTATTCCCCACGGAACGAGTATTCGCCGAGGCTGGTGATGTTCCACTTTTTCTTGCGGAACAGTACCCACATTCCGGGCTTTACATCGTCCCTGTAGCGGATGGTGAAGTTGACCACCTGCTCAGAGTTCTCCGTGTCAGCGTCGCGGAAATACTGGTTTCCAGCGTCTGTGGCATCAGCCCACACCCGGCAGATGATCTTGTCTTTCGGGACAGGGTAGCCGTTCGGGCTGATTACGTTGTCCGTGGTTCCGATGATGATTTTGTTCCGGAGGTCGCCGGGATGCGGCGAGCCTTCAAAGTTTTTGTAACCCCGCATTCA